GCTTTAGATAACAAAGACATTTTTTAATTATGATACAAGCATTTGAATTTGAAGTAGTAATAAATTATAACCAATATCACTACGTAACTAACACAATGTCCTCGATAGGTATAGACGAAGAGGAAGCCCTACGAGCTCTTAGGCAAAGGCTATTAAATAAGATGCAAAGACTAAGCGACAAAAGAGGTCGATATAAAATAGAATCTATTAAATTAAAACAATGACCACACAACAAGCAAAAGAGATTTTAAACAAGCCAGCTATTTGTAAAGAGGCTGAGCGTTCGGTGCGAGATATGAAGATTAAGCTCGCTAAATACTCAGGCGATAAGACAGAGCAAACAAAGCATTTGCAGAACTTAGATAATTTAATTAACTTAGCCTATAAGCAAGCCGTAGATATAGACGCTTACGAGGAGTTACTGGCTACTTACCTTTTTAAGATGGGAGAGCAGCAAGCTAAAATAAGGGAGTTATGCGAGCTGAATGCAATGGCAAATAAAATAGTAGAGCTTTAATTGTAAACTAATTATTAACAATATGAACCACTATCACACCTCAGACGGAGAGCGAGTAGCTAAGAGTACAATAGACTCAAGAGTAAGAGACGCAAAGAGTAACGCACTAAGCGAACAATTTTGGGAATTTGGATATAACTTTTGTACCGATTGCTTAAGCTCTGCTGGTCGTTTAGATTGCTCGCATACGATAAGCGTAGACGAAGCACAAAAGACCCGTAGAACAGAATTAGCCTGGGACGTAGATAATATAAAAGTAAGGTGCAGAGATTGTCATATTAAGCACGATAGCAAAAGTAGAATAAATGAAACTTAAAAATAGTATGAAAGGATTGATCCAAGTAACCGCCACCAAGGGAGGGCGAACAATAACAAGCGAGGTCTTCGGGGATATGGGAGATAAAGAAACCCTGTTCGGTCAGCTAATGAACCGTCACAAAATAGTACACAACGAACGCCACTTATGGAAGCTGAGTAGCGTCGTAATTAACGAAGAGGTAAACCTATGACCAAAAAAGAACAGATAGCCCACTTTGGATACATAACTGGGGAGATGGAAAAAGTCTTATTTAGCAAAGGAGACGACTACGCCAATACCGATAGACTCAGTAACTTTAAATTAGCTGGAGCTATAACGGGAGGCAACGCAAGTACTAATTGTTTAAACCTAATCGCTACTAAAGTAGCAAGGCTTGGAGTACTGCTAAACTCAGATAAAGAACCTAACAACGAGAGCATAGAAGATAGTGTCTTGGATTTAGCCAACTATTCTGTACTTTTGCTAATGATAATTAACGAAAATAAATAATATGGGAAAAACAGAAGAAAGGTTGTACGCTATTTACATCGCTGAGTAAGGTGAGTGCTAACGGCAAAGTATATGAGCAGTAGCGGAGTGAGTAGCACAGCACGTAAGAGGGAAGGCTGGATTTTCAAATGTGCATTGATTTTTCGGTATAACCAAGCCCCGCCCGCTATTGCTTATATACAATGTTGTATGCTGGTGCGGTTTTAAAGCACTAATTTTAATTTAAAAACAATGAGTAAAAATGAAATAGCATTTGCAATATTTTACGGAGCAATAGCAGTTGCTGGATTTTGTGTATCAATACATTATTGGTATCACGAACTTTATAAGAAACGTCAAAAGTAGACTTGCATATAACGTTTTGGCGGTTGGCGAAGTGCGAATTAATAACAACAAAACTAAATTAGAATGAAAAGAGAAAAATTTATAAAAAAGTGGCTTGGCAATAAAGACTACCAATACACAGAACAAAACCGAGATTTAATGCGAGATGATTTAGACGAAGTGATAAAACAAGCATTGCGCCAACCGCCTGTTATAGGTTCGGTTTGCGATAATTGTGGGGAAGGCAAGCCTAAGATATGTGCTGAATGTTATGAAACAGAAAGTAATTTCCGTGAAAGCTATTAGCAAACTGACATATAACAACCGTATATGTTTAATCGAATGCGACAGGCAGGGTTAAATATATACTATGTTAAAAAATAATACTATATTTGTAAAATGGAAAAAACAGAAAAAGTATTCGCAGAGGGGTTTATGTTCAAAATGAAACCGAACTCTCCTGAGTGGGTTGTAGGTCAATTAAGCCTAAAAGCGGACGAGGCAATAGCCTTTATTCAAAAGAACACCGATAAAGGTTGGGTAAACCTAAACGTTAATATAGGTAAGAGCGGCAAGCCTTACGTAGAGCTTGACACTTGGAAGCCAACGCAAGCAGCTGCAACAGAAAGCGAACCAGAATACGACAAAGGAGACCTCCCCTTTTGAGATTAGAAGACATATATTTTGACCAAAGCATAAGACAATACGCTCTTAAGCTCGCGAACAACCAGCAAGAAGCCGAGGAGTTAGTCTCCTTGGCTTTTGATATTTGTAGCCATAAGCCGCCTAAAGAAAATATGAAGGGGTATTTTGCTATAGTAATGCGGAATCAATGGCTAAAGAAATGCAATAAGACAGACCCTTACTGGGCAATAGAAGAGAGTGAGAGCGAAGATATAGAAGACGTACTCGCAAAGATGAGCCACTACAACGCTAATCTAATTAGAGCCGTTTATAATGGAGATACTCTAATCAAAATACACAACGAAACCTCTATAAGCTACCGCAGCATAAAAAGCGACTATAAGAAAGCCAAAAAAGAATTTAAGATTATGTATGAAAACAAAACCAAAATAGCTATCGTTATGCCTACGGTAAGCGGAGTAAGCTATCACCGCTTAATGATGCCACTTGTTAGGCTTAGCCAAGACTACGGAATAGAAGTAATTTGCTTGGTCAATAATGCAGACGATTTTTTACAGAAGTTAGACGGAGTGACCCACGTTATTTTTAATCGTAATATCTCCGAGCTTATGAAACCAGAGGAGACGATCTTAATTCTAAAAGCTAGAGGTATTAAAGTAATCTGCGATGTAGATGATTACTGGGTACTTTCTAAAGGGCATCCGTTACAATTATATTACTCTCGTTCTAATATGGCTAAATGTATTCTCGCAAACATCAAATTTGCGGACGTTGTATGGACTACTACAAAGATTTTAGCTGAGAAGATAAGACCCTACAATAAAAACGTAGAGGTAATAAAAAACGCTATTGATCCAAACGAGAAACAATTTGCCTATGAGGAGCTTAGTTTAAAGTTCGATACGTTCTTTTACTCAGGAGGCAGCACCCACCTCAAAGATTTAAAGCTATTAGGTAATGCTTTTGATAATGAATATTTAACCGTTAAAAGCCCGAGAGTACCTAAGCGAATGTCTCCGATACTTCAGCAAGTTAGCAGCATTCAAGAGTACGCTACCGAATACCAGCATTGCGGAATATGTGTAGTGCCTTTGAGAGATAACCTATTTAACCGATGTAAGAGCGAGCTAAAGATGATAGAGGCTGGACACTTCGCTAAACCCGTAATGGTAAGTAACGTAATGCCTTACAACCTACTCGCTACTAATAGCAATAGCCTGAAGGTACACGATAACGACTGGTCGGCTGCAATTAAGAAAATAAAAGGGAACTATAATATGCAAATCGAGTTAGGATTAAAGCTAAAAGAAGACGTAAAGTCTAAGTATGATATAGTAAAAGAGAACGCAAAAAGATTACAAACCTTATGAAATATACAATAATAAAACGATTTAAAGACGTAGAGACTGGAGCGGTATTCAATATAGGAGAAGAGATAGAAATATCCAACCCTAAACGCTACCAAGAATTAAAAGAAAGCGGCTGCATCGAGGGAGAAGAGCCAATAGCTGAACCTAAAAAAAGAGGTCGTAAAAAGAATGAGCGAAGAGCTTGAGCAGCAAATAAGGGTAATAGTTAAGCAGCAAGGCGGAGGTATAAGCCCACACCTTAGAGCAGAGTTTCAAAGGCTTTGCCAGGAGGATTTTGCTTACCGACCTGACATTACTTGCGGTAAGTGTATATATAAGCATAGTGTTAAGCTATTTGATAAATATTTGAAATGAAAAAAATTATAATTATAACGATGTTTGCGTTGCTCGGATGCAAAAAAGAAACACCCACACCCACAGCACCTACACCGCCTCTAGTTAATTGCAGATGCGGATATACTATCTCGCAGGGCGGAGCTTACACAATAGAAGGCAGGCAGACCGAATGGTGGTATCAGGTAAGAAATTATTGCACTAACGCTCCTATATTTATTCGAGTGTTGAGACCAATCGAGAACGGAGAATATTGCAAAGACTACCAATGGTAATTGAAACTAAGAAGCTATCGGATTTAATACCCGCTCCTTACAACCCAAGAACCTCTAATAAAAAACAAGAGAAGAACCTAAAGGAGTCTTTGTCTAAATTCGGATTAGTTGAGCCTATTATTTTTAACCAAAGAACGGGCTATATCGTAGGCGGTCATTTTAGAGTAAGAGAGCTTAAAAAGTTAGGTTATAAATCGGTTGACTGCGTAATAGTAGATTTGTCAGAAGATGACGAGAGAGAGCTAAACGTAAGACTAAACGCTAATACTGGAGGTTGGGACTTTGACCTATTAGCTAATGAATGGAACGTAGACGAGTTAGTAGAATGGGGTTTAGAGGGCATACCTTTTGATATGTCAGAAGAGGAGACAATTAAAGAGGATAAGCAGATAGAAACTTGCGAGAAATGCGGTAAAGAGATTTAACAAAAGTTAACAAAAAATCAGTAAAAAGAATATGGATACTAAATTAGCTAAAAAATCATTTATAGAAGCCTATAAAAAAACCTTTGGAAATGTTAGTCAGTCTTGTAAAGTAGTAGGTATAAGTAGAACTATACACTACCAATGGTTAAAAGAAGATGAAGACTATAAAAATGAAATAGAAAACATAGAACCTTCTGAAATGTTTTTAGACTTTGCCGAAAGTAAATTAGTTGAGAACATAGGCAAGGGAGATACTACTGCTATAATATTTGCTTTAAAAACTAAAGGCAAAAACAGAGGTTATGTAGAGCGTCAAGAGATACACCAAGAGACTACTTACAAGAGCTTGGATATTAATATAATTGATACTGGCGTACCTTTAGCAAGCAGCGAAAAAGATATAGTTGAATGATACAATTATTTAAAGGCGATTGCTTGATTGAAAGTGATAAAATAGAAAGTGGTAGTGTTGATTTGATATTAACTGATTTACCTTATGGAACTATGAAAGGTATAAATGAAGAGTTTGTTGGTTATGGAAGAAAAAACCACGATGGACATTTATGGGATAACGTTATTGACACTAAAAAGGTTTATGAAATAGCGAATAGAATACTGCGTAAAAATGGTAAGATGGTTTTATTTGCACAAGACCCATTTAGCACAGAACTAAAAACAAAAGCAATACCAAATATACCGTATAATTATTCTATGATTTGGGAGAAGAATGATTTTGCAAATGCTTTATTAAGTAAAAAAGCACCTGTAAATTATTTTGAAGACATTTTGCTTTTTAGTAAAAACCACCCAAAACACGATAATACAGGAAACAATCCTGTAAGAGATTATTTAATACAAGAAAAGAAAAAAACAAAATTAACAAACAAGCAATTAAATAATTTATTTAGTGATTACACTAATAAAAAAGGCA